AGACAGGAGTTAGAGAAGAGAAAGACTTCAATGAAACTAATGTAGAACACATGGCTACTGCATTGATGTTAGCTCTTACTAGGAACGCTACCAATAAATCTTACTTAGCTGGTATTCAGATGTGGGCAGATGCTCTAGGTGATCCTGACCGTTATGTTGAGAAGTTAGGTAGAAACTACGCAGGCTCTTTTGTTCCTAATTTAATATCTCAGATGTCTGACTACGATACACAAGCTATCAAAGAAGCTAGGAGTGTAGCAGATGTTATGAAAAAGAAACTAGGTTTCCGTGGAAGCTTGGATACGAAGCGTAATGTTCTAGGAGAAGAGTACCAAGCGGAGCAGTGGATGGGTACAGGATTCATCAATCCAATACAACTATCTACTAAGAAAGATGATCCGATACTCAATGAGATGGCTAGTTTAAACCACGCTTTCAGACAACCAAGACCAGAGCTAGGGGGTCAGATTGACTTACTTGAATACGAAAACGACAAAGGACAATCAGCACACGACAGACGCTTAGAGTTGTTAAAGACTGTTAAGATCGGAGGTCTTACGCTGAGACAGGCGTTGAACAAACTTATAAAATCAAGAGCTTATCAAAACTTATCTCCTGAGTCTGAACCTGGTCTGCCTAGTCCTAGAATCGGTAAAATAAACAGCTTGTTAACCAAGTACAGAAAAGCTGCATTGCGGTCTACTTTACGGGAATATCCTGAGCTAGATAGACAGTATGCAAATCTCACTAGAGCTAAGGCTGGATTCAGAACTGGAATGCAAAGAGAAGATGTGCTTGAACTCCTAACTCAATAGTTAATAATATATTATCATGGCAACGACCTATGTAGACACCACCGCATCAGGCGGTCAAACAGACTTTGAATTTACTTTTCCTTACTTAGAAGACGAACATGTAAAGGTAGAGATAAACGGAGTTGCTACGACCGCATTTACCATTTCCACCACACCCACTCAAAAGGTCGTCTTAGACAGCGGTGCTACAGCGGGGGATCAAGTAAGAGTACGCAGACGATCCGCTCCTAACCAGAACCTCGTAGATTTTGTAAATGGTTCTGTATTAACGGAATCGGAACTGGACTTAGCTTATCGTCACAACCGTTATCTTGCTGAAGAGATAGCAGAACTGAACGATCAATCTCTACAGGTCGAAGCAGGTGGTACAGAGTGGGACGCTAAGAACTTACGCATACAAAATGTAGGAACTCCTACAGCTACTACAGATGCAGTAACAAAGATATATCTTGATAACAAAGTAGCTCAAGTATCTAGCGGTGCTACACAGCCTCCGTTGAAGTGGCAGTTTACAGGACTTTCAGGAGCTAACGGTACTTACACAGTAACAGGTGCTGAGGTCCAAGGTGATACAGCTTATGAGGTAAGCATTGACGGTTTAGTTAAAGAACCTGGTGTAGACTTTACAGTTGATCCAGACACAGACACACTGACTATCGTTCCTACTCTTAGTGGAGGTGAGGACATTGTAGTCATTCAAAGAGGGTTTGGTGTAGCTGTTACTGGTACAGTGGGTACTAGCTCGTTGGTAGATGGTAGTGTTACGACTTCTAAGTTAGCAGCAGGTGCTGTTACATCTGATAAGATAAGTACCACAGATACTAACTTTAATGTACAGTCAGACGGTAAAGTAGGAATAGGAGCTATTGCATCTGATAATATATTGGAGGTAACTTTTAACGAAGACAACAGTTCCGAGACTAATTATAGGAATGTTAACGGTATAAAACTTTTTAATACTAATTCAACTTCAGGTACTTTATCTGCTTTAAAATTTTATACACCAGGTTCAGCTTTAGGTATCGTCGGGGAAAGAATTACCGCTGACGAGATGAAGTTACATTTTATAAGTGAAACTTACGACGGTGACCCCAACTCAATTCTTACTTTATTATCTACTGGTCAAGTTGGGATTGGAACTAAGAGTCCTGCGTACGCTATTGATGTAGCTGGTGATCTTAACATTACAGGAGACTACAAAGTAAACGGTACGAACTTACAAACTGTACCAACCGGAACTGTATCTGCTTTTGCTGGTAGTTCTGCTCCTACTGGTTATTTACTGTGTGACGGTACTGCTGTTAATCGTACAACATACGCTGCTTTGTTCGGTGTTATATCTGATACTTACGGTGTTGGAGACGGTTCTACCACTTTCAATCTGCCTGACTTAAGAGGTCGTGTGATTGCAGGTATCGACTCCGCTAACAATGTACTGAACGACACTTCTTCTATAGATGGTACTGCTCTTGGTAATGTAGGCGGTGACGATGTACACACTCTTCTTGAAGCTGAACTGCCTAGCCACAGTCATAGTTATCTAAGACCTAATGTGCTAACGATAGGGGCACAGGGTGCTCCTTCAGGAAATTATGTAGATGGAGCGTCATCAGTATCAACAGGTTCCACAGGAAGCGACCAAGCACACAACAATGTTCAGCCGACAATCATCCTGAACTACATCATTAAGATTTAAGCGATGATTGAATCTATCTCTGGACTTCTTAACACCGTATTAGCTGTAGCCCTTGGCATTATCGGTTGGATTATTAAACGCATGATCGAACGGTTAGACCTAGGTGAAAAACGGATGACTAAGATAGAGGTAGAGTTAGCTGCTCAACGGGAAAGAGATAGAGCTGTTGAAGATCGGATAGCCAAGGTAGAGGTAGCACTTAAAGAAGTTCACAACAAACTAGATCGTATGATGGAGGTATTAGTAAAGAGATGAAAAGAGGATTATACGCAAACATTAACAGACGAAAGAAACTAGGCATCAGCCGTAGTAAGAAGAAGTCTACCATTACACCTAAAGCTTACGCTAATATGAAGCGTGGGTTTCCGAAGAAGTAACGATGCCTTATTCACAATACAGTCCTAAACAGAAACGCCTAGCTGCTGTAGCGGGTGATAAGAAAAAGATAACACAAGCTGACATCGTTGCGTTAAGAAGGCGTGGTGTTACTCTGAAGAGTCGTAATGGCAAAAAAGCGTAAAGGTGTATCGTTATCCCTCGGTAGAGGTGAGAAGTCCCGTAAGGGTGGGTTGACTGCTAAAGGCAGAGCTAAGTACAATCGTGCTACTGGTTCTAATCTGAAAGCTCCTCAACCTGGTGGCGGTCCTAGAAAGCGTTCCTTTTGTGCACGGATGTCAGGAGTCAAAGGACCTATGAAAGACAGTAAAGGTAGACCAACAAGAAAAGCTTTAGCGTTGCGTCGTTGGAAATGCTAAGACGACCTAAACCACCCCGTATACATCCGCTTACCTTTCAAAGCCGGACGATTGCTGCTACAGCACCTAAAGAACTAGAGGACTTCAACGAACTAAAGCTAGATAACAAATCTGAAGGTGGGATATTAACATACGACTCACAAGATAATAAGTGGGAGTCTGTTAGTAACCAAGATTTTATAGAAGACTTAATTGAAGCTAGTGAATTTATCGACGCTATTATCGACGGAGGTACTGCAACATCAGAACAATTCTATGTCGAAGCTTTTGATTTAGACGGAGGATCAGCATGACCGTAAGAAGGATACTACTGCGTAGAAGTACTTCTCTTGAGTGGCAAACCGCCAACCCAGCCTTACGACAAGGTGAAGTAGGAATCGAAGTCTCTGAGAACGGTTCTGCTAGTCGTATGAAAATTGGAGATGGATTTACTTCATGGAATGACTTAGCATATACCGATGACTACACACTAGATACGATACGAGAAGAGTACGGTGATGAAGCAACCTTTGAAGTAAATTTTCAACTACATAAATCTTAACACACACAACATTAATTATATATGCCAGCTACTGATATATTCGGAAAAGTAGGGGAGAAACTCGGAGCTGAGTTCAAAGCCCTTTCAACAGAACTGTCGAGTGATTACGCAACTAAGGTTAGCCTTGGTAATGTACAGACCGACTTAACGAGCTTAACCGCTAGAGTTACGACTGAGGAAGGTAATGTAGATACATTGCAATCTGACCTCACCGCACTTACTGGTCGTGTTACAACTGAAGAGGGTAATGTTGATACCTTACAGTCTGACTTGACTGCACTAGCTGCACGAGTAACTACTGAAGAAGGGAATGTTGATACGCTTCAATCGGAGATGTCACAAGCTCAAACGGACATTACTACCAACTCTACTAACATCTCTAACCTGGTAGACGGTACTGACTCCTTCACTTCCTTAGTAGCTACCACCGCATCTATCGGTGATCTTACTGTTACTGGTACTACTACCACAATCAACACTGCTACTCTTAATGTAGAAGACAACATCATCGAAGTTAATCTTCAGTCTGATGGTTCCGCTACTGCTGACACTGGTGGTCTTGATGTTAATCGTGGAAGCGGTGTAGACAAAGCTAAGTTTGTATTTGATGAAACTTCTGACAAGTGGAAGGTTTTAATCGGTACTAACGCAGCTCCTTTAGTAGCCAGCACTGTTGAAGCTAACTTGACTGGTGATGTTACTGGTGATGTTACGGGTTCTATCGCTGCTCCTAACGGAAACGGTATTACTGTAAACAGTGTTGCTCTTGGAGATTACTCTACTTTCGAGACTGCGTTTAATACGGCTAAGGCTTAATGTCTGATATTCTTGCCCAGATCGGTAACAAACTGGGGGCGGAGGTCAAGTATCTCCAATCCCAGATTGATGCCGGAGGTGGAGGGGGTGGTAGCGGTACTGACCCTACGGATGATTATACGGAATCTACCTTCACTAATGGGGTGCTGACTGCAATGACGACATGGACGGACAACACTAAAGCCGTATTAGTTAGTGGTAAATCATTTACATATACAGGTGGTTTACTTACCCAAGTCGTTGAGTCAGACGAGAATAATACTACTACCCTAACCAAAACGATAACATACGATTCGGACGGTAACTTAGAGTCAGTCACAAAGGATTACGCATAATGAGTTGGACTTACACAGCCTCTACCCATTCTTCGGGAAACAGAAATGTATTATCAGTAGACGCTGGAACTACAGAGAATGATCTGAGTGGTTTAGTAGGTCTGACAGGTGTAACGCACTACATAAACGAAAGTCATATCGATGTTTATGAGATAGCTGCTGATACAAGAGTAGTAATAAACGGTACTTTATATCACGACCCTGATACGGAGATATTGATTCTGCATCACACCAATACAGGTCTAACTAATCAAACTGCGTCAAGTGCAATGTCGATTAGTGGGACGAATGCGAATCCAGCTTTTTATTATTACGGGACTACTAGAACCAATGCTAATAGAGGCACATCGACTAATTCTAAAAGCACAGGTTTAATCTTTACAGGTGCTAGGATTTCTAATTGGCATCCAGGTGACTCTTGTTTGGCTGGTGGTGGTGGTAATTCCAACTTTGTAGGTAGAGGCGGTGTAATACTTACAGGTAGACCTTGTTCTGGGTCAATGAATCTCGATGTTATAGGCACTACTTGGAGAGGTACTACATCAGCACTAGAGTGGCGTAATCCATTCGGTAATAGCAATGGTTCATTCAACGGTACATTTGATGGTGTTGCTGTGTTGCTTCCAGCTTTCAACGCTACATTTAAGTTTGCTAACTCGTCCATTGGTGAGGTTATCAATCAAGGTGTAATCACTTACCATACCCTACGAGAGTTTGATGTTTCGCAGAATATTAACGACTACGACATCGGATCAGACGGGATGAATAATCAATCTCATCGTGAGTACGAAGTCATAAACTCTGCAACAGGAACTGATGTAGTTAAGATGTGGCGTAACACTAGAGGCAATACAGGTCAGCGTGGTGTGGTCGTAATTAAGAAGGAAGTATCCTTTAATGTTAAAGACGCAAGTGGAACTGCTATTGACGGTGTTAAATTATATCTAGAAGACAATCCATCGGCATACGCCAAGAACGCTGTATTTGTAAAAAGCAAGGCATTTGACACAACCAACGGATACACAGCTTCAGGTGACTCACCAATTACTAGAGGCACGGTAAATGCTAATGGTGACATGGTTTACGATTACAGCACCTCTGAGGTCTACAATAAAACTTCAGATGCCAGCGGTGATATTGCAAAGTTTGAAGTTCTGACAGGAGTACAAATACACGAGTATAATACGAATGATTCAGATGCAGCTACAATTTATGGCATGCACATTCGTTCAAATGGATATTGGGCTGTTAGCAGTTCTGATAATAGAGGACCCGCTTACTCAGACTGGGACACTGCTAACTTCGGTAACTTCTATCGTGTAGACCGCCGTTCAGACTCCAATACAAACGCAGATGACTTCACATTTAAGTTCTGCTCATACGGACATTCCTTGTCCTCCTCGTCTCAAGCTCTTAAAGGATTAGGCGAACTCGCCGTCACTTGGGTATTGTTTGACGATCTTACTATTACTCAGTCCGACAAAACTATTGTAGATGCTTACACCGAAATAGAGACATCCGCTAAGTTCTACGACAGAGCTAAATCATATCTTACCGATAACTACGCAGGAGAAGGAGCTACAATCGTAGCACGAGCTGGAGATGAAATTGACCTTGGTTCTTATAACTTGGTTGTTGATGCAACTGCTACTGAAGCGTTTGCGTTCGACGGTTCCACTATCACGATTAAAGCGTCTACATTTACAGGAGACTTGACAACAACAGGTACTATTACTTTATCCAATGGAGCTAGTGTTCTTGGTCAATATACCGACGCTAACGGTACTAATATCATTCTGCCTTGGTCTGTTACCAATATCGAAGCGGGTAGTACACTACAGCTTTACAATGTAACCAAAGACGCTGAGGTTGTTAATCAGGTAGTATCGGGTACAAGTGACAACGGTACATACACCACTTCTCAAATCTCCGCTAACGACAATATAAGACTACGCCTTACTTGCCAAGCTGGTACTGAAGCTTTCCTTGCATACGAAGCGTTTGGTGTAGCAACAACTGCTGGTATATCATTCAGAGCGGATCAACAAGCTGACACAGTATACAACGGTAACGGTATCGATGGTTCTAACATAAGTACACTGACTGCTGACTATCCGAATGTACAGATCGATATATCTGATGGTGATGGGTTTGCAGACGCTAGAGAGTTGTATGCGTTCTATGTCTATCAATCTACTACATCAACAGGCATTGAGAATTGGTTTGGAGCTATGACTGCTATCGACGCTATGAACTACCGGGTCAATACCGATGTGGTTGATATCAAGCTACAGAACACAGGTTCTACCGCTTTAGTGATTACAGGTGCTAGGATATACCGAGATAACGGAACTTCTATCTTACACGCTGAAACAGGCGATCTACCTATGACACTTGACGCTGGAGAGCTTGTTCAGTACATTGCACCGCAGCTTGACACAGCTATGAATAACAACACAAAGTTGTCAAGTGTAGATAAGAACACAAAGTTAATCCCAGCATTATTATAAGTCATGTTAAGTCACAAAGAAGGAAGTAAACTACACGACAAGATAGCAGGTGCATATCGTAACTGTATTGATCTGATGGAGGCTGAAGGAGAGTACAACGCTGCACTGCTTAACGGAGCTAGACAGTTCCTAAAAGATAACAATGTTGTTATGGACTCAGGAGTAGGGACACCATTAGATGCGTTAGCTAATGACTTAAATACTTTACCATTTG